GATCAAGGCCAAGCGCGATTTAATAGGATCGAACGAATGCTCTTTGCCATGTATCCTTTCATTATTGCGTGTTTGGGCGCTGTGGAGTATTTACGATGAATTTTGACAAAGTAAAAGGGTTAGTAGGTTCACTGGCACCGACGCTAGGTGCCGCTCTCGGTGGACCTGTAGGTGGCGCGGCGGCATCTATGCTCGCAGATGTGTTGGGTTGTGACCCTGTACCGCAAAAAATTGAAAGGGCTTTGGCACAAGCTACACCGGAGCAGTTAGCTGAAATTAAAAAAGCTGAACTTGACTTTGAAGTTAGGATGAAAGAGCTTGAGGTTGATGTATTTGCTTTAGAAACAAAGGATATACAAAATGCTAGAGAATCTTTTTCTGAAGATTGGACCGCAAGAGCGATCGCGCTTTTATCTATCTTGTTGTTTGGCGGGTATGTTTTGCTTGTCACTGTCCAGCCAGCTGATGACAACGACCTCAATGTCGTTAACTTGGTGCTGGGTTATCTCGGGGGCATCGTGTCTTCTGTGGTGAGTTTTTACTTTGGTGCTAGTAAGTCGGGGTCAAAATGAGCAAATTAATAGAACAGTTAAAACGTCATGAAGGTGTAAGAACCCACGCGTATCAGTGCACAGCAAATATGACTACCGTAGGTGTTGGGCGTAACATTGATGAAGATGGTGGTATTGGACTTTCTATTGATGAAATTGAGTTTTTACTTGAAAACGACATAAAGCGTTGTAAGCAAGAACTTATTAGTTTTCCATGGTTCTCTGAAATAGACTCTGTGCGACAAGACGCCCTTGTCAATTTGTGTTTTAACTTAGGGATGACTCGATTACTTGGCTTTAAAAACGCCTTAACAGCCATGTCAGTAGGTGATTACGACAAAGCGGCTGATGAGTTTATGGACTCAAGATGGGCGAAACAAGTAGGTTCGCGAGCAGAAGAAGTTTGTGCAATGATACGCACAGGCAACTATCCTGAGTAATTACACATGCCTTTGACTAAATTGCAATTTAGGCCCGGCATTGTCAGGGACACCACGTCATACACTAATGAAGGTGGGTGGTTTAATTGCGATAAAATCCGTTTTAGACAGGGTGTTCCTGAGCGTATTGGCGGATGGGAACGAATATCTAATACTCAATTTCTAGGCACGGCTCGCGGACTAAAACCTTTTAAAGCTTTAGATGGCACGTCTTTTATGGGCGTGGGCACACATCTTAAATACTACATTGAAGAGGGTGGTGGGTATAATGACATCACCCCTTTACGCTCAACAACTTCAGCGGGTGATGTTACATTTGCCGCAACAAACGGCAGTTCGACTATCACGGTTACAGACAATGCCCATGGCGCTGTGGCTAATGATTTTGTGACTTTTAGTGGTGCGACCTCTTTGGGCGGCAACATTACAGCTGATGTTTTAAATCAAGAATATCAAATAGTTACGATACCTAGTGCAAACTCTTTTACAATCACAGCCAAGGATACTAGTGGCACCACTGTTACTGCGAACTCCAGTGATACAGGTAATGGTGGTTCTTCTGTGGTTGGCAAATACCAAATAAACGTAGGCTTGGACACCTCTGTTGCGGGTTCTGGTTGGGGCGCTGGCGTATGGGGCCGTGGCACATGGGGCAGTGCCGCTACCCTGACAGCGGTCACGGACATTTTGCGACTATGGTCACATGATAATTTTGGGGAAGATCTAATTATCAACGTTCGTGACGGTGGTATTTTTTACTGGGATAAAAGTACAAGCAGTTTGCCGTATCAACGTGCGGTGGCTTTGTCAGATAGAGCTGGTGCGGATAGCACAACACCTACAATTGCAAAGGGTGTTTTAGTATCAGATCGTGACCGACACGTCATTGTGTTTGGTTGTGATTCTCAAAATAATATTGGTGTGCAAGACCCGATGTTGATTAGGTTTAGTGACCAAGAGGATCCGACGGTATGGCAATCTACCGCCACCAACACAGCGGGTGATTTGAGGTTAGGTTCAGGATCCGAAATCATTACTGCTGTAGAGACACGTCAACAAATCTTGGTGTATACCGATACTGCGGTATACGCTATGCAGTTTTTAGGCCCACCCTTTACCTTTGGCGTAAATCTTATTTCTGAAAACATTACGATCATGGCACCAAATGCCGCAAAAGCCGTGGACGATACGGTTTTTTGGATGGGTCTTGAGGATTTTTATGTGTACAGCGGTCAAGTTCAAAAACTACCGTGCACTGTCCGATCGTATGTTTTTAATGATTTCAATGATGCTCAGGCAGAGAAAGTTTTTGCGGCCTTGAATTCATCGTATAACGAGGTTTGGTGGTTTTATCCGTCCTCTAGTTCAGATGAAATTGATCGATATGTCATATACAACTATCAAGAAAAAATCTGGTACTTTGGTACATTAGCTCGCACTGCATGGGTAGACCGTGGCATTAATAGTTACCCACGGTCCACGGGCACCGACCGTTATGTTTTCAACCATGAGTTTAATGTTGATGATGGTAGCACCGTACCTAGTTCAGCCATCACCAGCTTTATTGAGTCAAGCCAGATTGACATAGGTGACGGTGATAATTTTGCATTTATTCGTAGATTGGTGCCCGATATAACGTTTGATGGGTCTACAGCGACGTCGCCCTCTGTTGATTTTGTTGTAAAAACTAGAAATTTTCCCGGTGCCGCATATAGCACTACCTCTACTAGTGACATCGTGCGAAGTGCCACTGTCCCTGTAGAACAATTTACTGAACAAGCGCATATACGGTTACGTGGTAGAAGTTTGGCTTTGCGTATTGATGGTGATGAACTGGGTGTCAAGTGGCGTTTGGGTAGCCCACGTCTCGATATAAGACCTGATGGTAGACGTTAATGAGTTCACGTCGTCTTGTCAGACCACAGTTTCCGGTGCCACCGGAGATGTACGATCAATCGTATATGGCCTCAGTGGTGCAGTCGTTTTCTGTGTTTTTAGAGCAGTTGAACAACCCCGGAGATCTTCGCGCTACTGATTTAACCCTGACTGACTTAGCAACTTCTGACTCAGGGCTTGAAGTTGGCGCTGTTTTTCAGCAAGATGGGATCCTGAAAATAACACTTTCGCATAAGCCGCATCCCGCTGGTGTCGCGGCCTCTAGCGCAGTTGGTACGGTGACCGTAACAACTACCTAAATAGGCTCTTCACGAAAGGTATGACACATGGCGGCAATAGCACAAGACTATACACAACCCGAACCTTTTGAGGTTCCGGAGGGCGGTCTTGCTTCTTTCCTTACAGCGACCACAGGCGAGTGGGCTGAAGCCACAAATGATAGCCACATTCCAGAAACTGGTATTGCTGGGGTAAAACAAGTAGCAGACAAGCTTGCCCAATATGGACGGTACGAAGATGAGTACATGGTCCACGCCGCAGAGGGCGAAACGGTTATTCCTGCACAGGTTTTGGACCTGAACCCACGGCTCAAGGCCAAGTTATTCAAAGAAATGCGGGACATGGGCCTTGAACCAGAGCGCTATGTTGTTGGTAGCGAACTTAACTCTATCAACCCTGTTACCGGTCAGCCTGAGTTTTTTATCAAAAAACTTTTTAAAAGTGTTAAGAAAGCAGTAAAAAAAGTAGTAAAGGTTTTCAAAAAGATTGCGCCTGTCGTACTACCTTTTGCTTTAAATGCTGTGTTTCCGGGCATGGGCACTGTCCTTCAAGGCGCAATTGGCTCTGGTTTAGGCACAGCTATACAAGGCGGAAATTTAAAAGATGTGTTAAAAGCCGCCACCATTGGTGGAGCGGCGGGTTACATTGGCGGCAAGATTACGGGTGCAGAAAACATCGGCCCCGGAGAAAACCCTTTTGAAATTAATCCAAATCTTACAGGTGGTTCAACAGTTACCTCTGATGTAGTTGCACAAAACGTAGGAGCTACACCTGCTACTACACCACCTTCAGGTGCCTTACCCCCCGGAGGAACTTCTGCATTAGACACCTCTGCTTTAGTAGATCCATTAGGAACTGCACCCGCTCCAGCTCCGACTGGGACTGATTTTGCGGCACAAGCGGCACAAAGTTCACAGCAATTACAGTCTGTAGGTGTTGATCCAACTCTGACAGGTGCAAGCCAAGCGCAATTAGCCGATTTAGGCGTTACTCCTGAAATGCAAGCACAAGCGGCTAGTCAAACGGGCGCTCAAGTCGGAACGCAAGCTTCTGCGGACCTTGTCGGAACAGCAGGACAAAGTCTTGGGGAAACGTTTGGCAATATTTTCCGACCCGAAAGTCTTAGTGACTTTGGTAGCAATTTGCGAGAATTGTTTATGCCTACGGACATAAACAATTTGATGACTAGATTACGTGACGCTAACCCTACAAAATATTTAGGAGAAGCGGGCCAAGAGTTGTTAGAAAAAGAAGCCGCTACTTTGTTAGAAAACGCTGGTAGAAGCGTTGCAGAAGCAGGTTTTATGCGCACTTATGCTCCTGCCGCGATTGGAATTACAGGTCTGATGGGTGCCGCAGGTGGCTTTGAAACCCCTGAAATGCAACCTTTGTATGACCCCTACGGTGGTGCCACAGGACTAAGCCTTTTAGAGCAGAACAGAGCTATGTATGCACCCGGTGTCTTCCGATATGCCGCAAACGGCGGCGATGTAGCGTTTCCAAGAATGAACGGCGCTATATCTGGCCCCGGCACAGAAACTTCAGATGATATCCCTGCTATGTTAAGTGATGGTGAGTTTGTCATGACAGCACGCGCTGTAAGAGGCGCAGGCAACGGTGATAGAGAAGCGGGCATGCGACGAATGTATGAAATAATGAACCGCTTTGAAGGAGGTGCTATCCGTGGCAGTTGAAACAACACGTCAGATAGTACAAGAAAACCCTGAGATCGAGGCGTACCGCCTTGGTTTGCTTCAGGATGTACAGCGGTTTATAAGCGGACAAATTACAGGTGTTGACCCTGTAACAGGTCAACCTGTTGCACAAGGGATGCCACCAGCTTTCCAAGTTGCGGGCCTTTCGCCCATGCAACAGCAGGCGGCTCAATTAGCTCAACAAGGCATCGGCACCTTCCAACCTTTCTTGCAAAGCGCTACAGATCTTACGCGCCAAGGTGCCATGGCGGCTCAAGACGTAGGACTGGGTGGATTACAAGAAGCATTTGGTGCCACCCGTGCAGGGCAAGATGTTTTACAACAAGCGGCTCAACAAGCGGCGGCGCAACGACTGACACCTGAGACTTATCGTCAAGCGGCAGAACAAGGTATTCGACAAGCCACGGCGTTGGGTTTTGATGCCACTGACATTGGTCGTCAAGATTTAGCTCGTACAGCACAGCAAACTCAAGCGGCTACGCAATTAGGTCAACAAGGTTTAGGTGCCGCCGGTCAAGTAGCGGCAGACGAAGCGGCTAGGGCACAAGGTATTTTAGGTGGCGCGGCCCAAGGTGCGTTGACTGAGGCAGGTCGCGGTGCTACAGGTATTTTAGGCGCAGGCCAAGCGGCGGCACAGCAAGCGCGATTAGCACAAGCGGGTCTTACGGGTGCGGCAGGGCAAGCACGTGCTGATTTGTTTGGTGCGGCAGGTGAAGCGGCTCGACAGGCTCGTTTAGGACAAGCTGATTTTTCTCGAACAGAAGCTGAAGCCGCTCGACAAACGGGGGCGGCACAAGAAGAAATTTTTGAAGGTGCCCAACAAGCAGGCACTGAAGCACAGCAAGCGGCGGCGGCTTTACGAGGCGAAGCAGGACTTGCACGGGCTGGACTCACTGGTGCGGCGGTTGAAGCCGCTCGACAAGCTCAAGTAGGTCAGGACAGACTAGCCGCTCGCGCTAACCAAGCGGCCCAACAAGCGGCGGCGGCACAAGCAGGCTTAGTTGGTGGGGCGCAAGCCGCAAATCTTGCGGCTCAACGTGCTGATTTAGGACTTGGTCAACAACAAGCGGGTATTGCAAGTCAAACTGAAGCGGCTCAACGGGGCCTCTTTGGTGGTGCAAGTCAAGCCAGTCAAGCGGCTCAAACAGCGGCTCAACGCCTGTTGGGACAAGCCGGTGCTGGACAGACAGGCATTTTGTCTGCGGGACAACAAGCGGCACAGGCGGCACAAGGTGCGATACCTGAATTACAGCAAGCAGCTCAAAGAGCCTCTCTTGAGGCTACGTTAGGTCGTGGAGGCCTCACGGACCTTGCATCACGTGCCCAGCAAATTGGTGGCATGGCCCGAACAGATCTTTCACAGGCTGTGCGAGACGCTTCTGGACAAATTGGTGCGGGCCAAGCTGGTTTGGCGGGCGCTTTAGGCACAGCGCGAGATGTTGCGGCTCAAGGGGCCGCAGGCTTTGGTGCTTTGGGACAAGATGCTTTGCAACAAGCTCGTCAAGCTCAAAGAGGGCTTCGAGGCAGTGCCGCTCAATTTGATCCCGGCAGTCAAGTGGGTGCTTTTTTCAATCCTTTTGAACAAGCGGCTGTACAGCAAGCTTTACAAGATATCCGACGTGAAGGTGATATTGCCGGTCAAGGTTTACGTGCACAGGCCGTAGGTCGTGGTGCCTTTGGTGGATCACGTCAAGCGGTTGCAGAGCAAGAGCTTCAACGAAATGTGTTGGAGCAACAGGCGCGGACAGCGGCTCAAATGCGACAAGCAGGTTTCGGTCAAGCGGCCCAACAAGCGCAAGCGGCCTTTGAAGCGGCTCGTAGACGACAACAGCAAGGTGCTCAACTTGCAGGTCAGTTAGGTCAGCAAGGCATTGCATCCGCTCTTCAAGCACAACAACAGGCGGCTGGTTTAGGCATGGATGTAGCTGGTCGTGAGCAACAAGCGGCGTTACAAGCGGCTGGCTTAGGACTTCAAGGGTCTCAACTTCGTGCATCTGCCGCACAACAAGCGGCGCAAGCGGGTCTTGCAGGAACTCAACAGGCCGCACGTGCTCAGGAGCAGGCCGCACGATTAGGTTTACAAGCCGCCGGTCTTGGCGCACAAACCGCACAACAAGCGGGCGTATTAGGGCTGACAGCGGCACAACAGCAACAACAGGCG